CAGGTCGTCCACAACGCGCGCTCGCGTGCGTGGATCATCGGGTGCAACGCCGGCTACTGTCTGGATCCGATGCTGCCACCGGCCGAAATCATCGTCGCGTACGACGGCGCGCAGGCGAACCTCGTCGCGCACGGCTACATGAAAACCTATGCGGCGCACGTTCCCGATCCGATCATGGTTGTGCCCGAGCAGCGTGAGACGTGCGTTCAATTCGACGAGCCCGCGCATCTCGCCGATCGCATCTTCGAGGCGAAACCTCACGTCGGCACGGTCGAACCGGGCGTTTTCGCCAATGCGAAGTGGAACCCATTGGACGCTCGCGCCTACGGAAATCTCTCCGGGTTGCTGGCCTATCAGGTCGCATTACTTTGTGGCGCAGAGCGAGTATTCTTGCTCGGCATGGACTGTGGAGGTAGGCTCGCGGGGGATCAGGTCGAGCTTTCGGCGGTCGGGAAGGATGTGCCCGGTTACGACCACGGCGACGTACCTGCGTCTTCGTGCGCGCAGATCGGCGAGGCGTATCTCCCTCCGCAGTGGGACGCGACACGGTCGCTCTGGCGCGCGCTGACGAAGCGGGCCGAAGAGCTTGGGACGCAGACATTCCTGGCCGCGCCGGGTGGCGCGCTCGACTGGCTGACGGTGCACACGCCGTAGCCGACGCGGGGCATCGCTCTGTCGAAGCGGCGACCGTCGAAGAACGGCCACTCGATCGTCGCGCCGGGCGTTCATGGCGCGGAAGACTTCCTGCCCGCGCTCGCGCGGCAGGTCGGTCGCCGCGGGCTCGTCGCCGTCGCGCGCGAGGCGGCACGCACGCGCGACGCGAAGGGGCTGATTGAGGAAGTCATCGCCGAGGTCGCGGGGCTGAATTCATCGCTCCAGGCGCCCGATCCCGTCGCGATGTTTCTCCAGACCTATGCGGCGTCGATATGGGTCTACGTCGCGATTCGGCAGATCGCATCCAATCTGGCCTTGGTGCCGATATGCGTCGAGCAGCAGCAGAAGGGCGGCAAGTACGTCGCCGTTGCCGATCATCCGGCGCAGATGATTCTCGACAACCCGCGATCGCGGATCTCGGGCAGCGATTTTGTCGAGCAGGCGACGACGTACATGGAGACTTGCGGCAGCGAGTTGATCGTGTGCGAGCGAAGGAACGTCGATCCCATCGACTTCAATCCGAATGCGGAGGTGCTCGCTTACACCCCGCTGCGCCCGTCGCAGGTCACGATCGTTCCGGATAGTGGCACTCCTGGCGGCGTGAAGCGATACGAGTACAACGTCGGCGGCACGATCATCCCGATCGACTACCGCAACGCCGACTTCTATCGATACTTCGACCCGAACAACGATTGGTGGGGACTCTCGCCGATCTCCGTCCTGCGCACCGTCATCGGCATCGACGCAAACCTGGAGAAGTACAACCAGTCGACCGTCGACAATGGCGGAATCCCCGATCTCGTTCTCGAAACCGAACAGGCCGTGGCCCGCTCGAACGCAAAGCGCATTACGCGCGAGTTCGAGCAGAAGCACATGCGATCCGGCAAGTCGGGCGGAATCGTCTTGCTGGATGCTGGATTAAAGGTCAAGCCGATCGGCCTGCCGCCGAAGGACATGCAGTTCCCGGACACCGCTGAATTTACGCAGAACCGCATCCTCGCCGCGTTCGGCGTCCCGCCGATCCTCGCGATGGACGTGCAGGAAGCGTCGGTCCTCGCGAATGCGGACGTGCAGATCAAGCTGTTTTTCAAGTTCACGCTGCCGCGCACGGGGCGCCCGCTCGCTGAATCGCTGACGCGACAGATCCGCCGCGACTTCAAGGATCCGCGGCTGCGCGTGCGATTCGCTTTCGAGCAGGCCGACGCGACCCGAGACTCCGACAAGGAACGCGACGCGACGATGAAGGGCTACGACTCGGGCATTGTCACGAAGAACGAGGCGCGCTCCGTCCTCGGGCTGGATCCCGTGACGGATGGTGGTGAGGATTTCAAGGCGCCCGCGCCCTCGCCGTTCGGCGGGGCCGGCGATTTCCCAGCCAAGGGTGCAGGCAGGCGCGCGCGCGCGACCCCTGAATTCAAGGCGATGGCGCGCGTCGCCTACCGCCGATTGCACGATTCCGCGACGGCGAAGCTGCGCGAGCCGATGCGCACCTTTTTCAAGGATCAGCGCGCGCGCGTGCTCGCCAAGTTCGAGACGCTCAAGAGCGAACTCGGTCCATTCATGGGCATGCAGGTCGCTGCGGGCGCCAAGCCATCGACGCAGAAGGCCATCTTCGACGATGCGATGATCGGCAAACTGTTTTCGACGCAGGAGGAGTCGCGGAAATTCGTGCTGGAGGTCGGCCCCGTCTTCCTCTCGGGCATGGTCGATGCCGCGAACGAGAAGATGCGCGATCTTCTGCCATCCACGCGCCGGGCATTGAAAGACAGCCACCTCCCGTTCCAGGACTTCTATTCGAGGTGGGGTGCGACGAAGGTCGTCGAGATCCAGGATGCGACGCGCGCCGCGATCCAGGGCGCCGTACAGGATGGCTTCAACGAGGGACTCTCGACGCGCGAGATCGAGAATCGTATCGGTGCCTCCTTCAAGGATCTCGTCGACACGGGCCAGGGCGACGAGACAGAGACGGACTTCCCGGAGTATCGCCTCGAACGCATCGCGCGTACCGAGGCCGGCACGATGCTCAACAAGGGCAGTTTCGAGGGAGTCAAGGATCTCGTCGCGCACGGGTCGAACATCAAAAAGTCATGGCTCTCTTCGCGCGATCAACTCGTGCGCGACAGCCACGCCGCGGTCGATGAAGAGACGACGGACAACCCGATTCCTGCGATGCAGGAATTCAGCAATGGGCTCATGTTCCCGAACGATCCATCCGGTCCGGCCGAGGAAGTAATTCAGTGTCGATGTTCATTGATCGAGGAAGTGATCGATACGCCGGAGGAGGGCTAGGCGATGTCGGTGAAGGTGAGCAAGGCCGGAGGATTTTTCGTCGTGCGCAGCGACGGCGTGCAGGACGTGGGGATGTCCTGGCCGTCGGGCGCGGTCGCATCGGCCGCGAAGCGCCGTGCCGTTGCCGTGCTTGCGCGCGATCGCGTGCTCGCTCGGGACGGGCATTCCGTCGAGGACGAACTCGAACTCGCGCGCGAATCGATCGAGGCGGGTCGCTCGAAGTCGATTGCGCTCGGGCGCTACGTCGGCCAGTTCGGGCGGACGAATCTCTATGAGCGCGTGTTCGACGTGAGCGCCGACGACGCAAAGTCGATCGACTTTTGCACGACGCAGGCATGTCGAGACGAGCGCGAGAAGAAGACCGTCCACCTCAAGATCACGAAGGCCGCGAAGGCGCGTCGCATCGAAGGCTTCGCCTCGACGCCCGCGATCGATCGCAGTCAGGACGTCGTTGATCCAACCGCATTCGCGGAGTCGATGCCGGAGTTCATGAAGAACCCGGTCATGTTGTGGATGCACGACATGACCCGCCCGGTGGGCAAGGTCATCGACTTCTCCGTCACGAATGAAGGACTCTGGATCGCGGGCGAAATCACCGACAATCAGGTTTGGGACTGGATCGACAGCGGCACCGTCCGCGCGCTCTCGTCCAGCTTCATCATTCAGGAAAGGAAGATCGAGACGCTCATGGCGCCCGAGGGTGCCATGCCGATGCAGATCCGCCACATCACGAAGGCGGAAATGCTCGAAGTCTCGGTCGTCACGATCCCGGACAACCGCAAGACGCTGTTCAACGTCGCGAAGGCGCTCGCGAACGGCGACGACATGAAGTGCTGCGGCTGCGAGACGGCGGCGAGCGAGTGCGCGTGCGCCGAGACGAAGGCGATCGTCGAGCCACGTCGCTTTGGCTTCGCGGTTGCCGGACCCATCGACTTCCATCGAGAGGCGGTCGTCGAACTCGGGGGTATCGCGCTCGATCGCATGTGCAAGCTGATCGATCAGGACGGCGCGCCGCCCATGCGGCACCACGGCGTGCAGGCCGGGGACGTCGTCACGTCGATCGAGGCGGTGCGCGTTGGCATGGCCGCGCTCGTGACCCACGCGCCAGCGACCGCGAGCTTGAGCGAGCCCGAACGCACCGCGGCGTACAAGCACCTCGCTGGGCATCTCGCCGAGGCCGGGATTGAGGCGCCCCTGCTCGGGAAGGGGCCGGAGCCAGAGCGCGTTGCGGAGACTCTGGGATCGAGCGAGCGCGGCGAATGGACGTTCATCTTCGACCCGACGCGATTCAAGGATGACGCCGAGCGGAAGAATTGGTTGAGGGAGCATGGTTTCGCCGAGAACGCGAACAAAACCCGCGTCGGAGAAATTATTGAGAAGCACGCACTGGACGATGGGGTGTGCGCCGCGCTATATCTCGCAACCACGAGCGGAGATCCCGTGAACGTACGGAAGGATGTCCAGGGCGAAGCGAAGCCGGCAGCACCCGCTGCTCCGGCAACGCCGCCCGCGCCGACTGCCACGCAGCCCGTCGCGGAACCCGCGGCGAGCAAGGCGAGCGAGCCGAAGGCGGCGGACGAGGAGTTGGTCGAGATCGATACGGATGATCTCGCGGCCCTCGAACGAGTCCACGATGCCGTGAAGAACGGCGATGCCGTTGATCCCGACGACATGAAGCAGGCGATGGACGTGTTCGAGAGCGACCCCTCGTAGTTCGCCACGGCGGGAGACAGTCGACCGCACCGAATGAAGGTCAAGGTTCCGCGCGCCACCCTTGAAGGGATGGGCGCGTTCATCGCGTCGAAGTCCAAGGAAAACGGCGGGCTCAAGCCAGGCGAGGCCGAGGCGGTTCTCGCTCGATCGCAGGACGACAACCCCGATCTGTTCGGGGAGCACGTCGACCGCACGCGCAAGGCCCGCGCAGCGCGCACGCGGCCCGCGCCCGACGAGTTCGAGGGCGGGTCGCTCCATGAATGGCGCAACGGGCTCGAAGCGTCCGTGCGCGGCGATGCCGGGACGGCGAAGTTCATCTCCGGTCGCGCCACCGAGATCGCGCAGAAGGCATACGAGGCGATCGTGATGTCGGCGCCGGGGTCGATGGACCTCGACCAGATCAGCGACGAGAACATGGTGCGGAAGTGGACGAAGCTCCACGATCTGCACGACGGCTTCACGATCGCGCAGGCGGTTCACCGCGATTTCGATCCGCACACCAGCAAGCATTGGCCGGCCTACGCGCGTCTCGCGAGCGAGCTCGCGGCGAAGGTCATGGGCCCGGCCGTCTCGAAGATCATGACGACCGGGGGCTCGGGCACTGGCCTGGAGTTCATCCCGAGCACGATGTCGGGCTCGCTCGTGCCGCTCATCAAGCAGGCGCTCGTGCTGTCCGATATGTTCGAGCACGTCACGATGCCGGCCTCGCCCTGGAAGCTTCCGATCGAGGGCGCGGACAATCTGCCATTCCTCGTTTCGGAGTCGAGTTCGGACAACCCGGACGACTCGAACAACGCGATCTCGGCGCGCACCAAGGCGACCGTGAACACCACGATCACGGCGAAGAAGCTCGGCGTACGGACGCTCGTCTCGGCCGAGGAGCAGGAAGACGCAATCATCGATGCCGTGAGCTATGCGCGCGCTGGCATCGCGCGTTCGATCGGCGAAGGCATCGACGCGGCCGTGATGAACGGCGACGACCTCGGATCGCTCGACGTGGATTCCGCGGGGGCGTCGGACCCGCGGCGCGCGTGGAAGGGTCTGCGCAAGCTCGTCGCGACGGGCGCGTCGGTTGACGCCCTCAACGCGGCGCTGACGGCGCAGAAGTTCGTGAACCTGCTGACGAAGTTCGGCAAGTTCGCGCAGGTCATCGGCGATACGGCCTTCGTCGTGTCTCCGATCGGTTATGCGCAGCTTTGCGGAGACACGGCGTTCAACCGCTACGACGCGCATGGTGGCGTTCCGCCGGTCGTCACTGGACAGATAGGTGACATCTTCGGCCGTCCTGTCGTGATCTCTGGCTATGTGCGCGAGGATCTCAACCACGTCGGGTCGTACGACGGTTCCGGAACGACCAAGACGGTCGCCATCGCGGTGCATCGTCCGTCGTTCAAGATGTGGGACCGGCGACTCGTGACGATCAAGAGCGCGGAACTGATCCAGTCCGACCGCGTGGTGCTCGTGGCGCTGTGGCGCGGCTTCTTCGGGCGACTGCAGCCCGAGTCGTCGAGCCCGCTCGCGCGCAACGTCGCGGGGCTCTACAACATCAACAAGAACGCGACGTTCTAAACCGAACGCCGCGGGATCCCCTCTCGGGTCGTCCGACCCCGTCCGTCGTGCGAACGACGGGCGGAGGTCGGCGGCTCGGGGACCGCGAGGAGGGATGCATGTTCAATCCGCGGGGCGCCGCCGCTCGACGCTGCTACGTCGCTGCGACGGCGCTGCTGCTTCTGCCTGGATGCGCCGCGATGGCCGGATTCCTCGGCGTCGAAACGCAGGCCGACACCGTGCAGAAGATCAAGGAAGTTCATTCGATGCTCGACCCGCTCGGTCCGTGGGGCAGCATCGCGGCCACCGCGACGAGCGCCATCCTTCTCGCCGCGAACCACGCCTACCGCAATCGAACGCGCAAGAAAATGATTACATCCATTAGAGGCAAGGCTTGAGCGTCCCGATCATCGCCGCGGCATTCTCGACGCTCGCGCAGGCGCGCACGCACTTGAACATGCAAGAGGATGATGTCGCATTCGACGATACGATCTGTGAGATCATCAACGCCGCGGCGCAGTTGATCCAGGACTACACTGGACGCACGCTTCACAAGACCAGCTATGCGCATGCGGCACTCGAAGGGACTGGCGAGACGACGCTCTATCTGCCCGAGTATCCGGTCACGTCGATCAGTGAACTCAAGTATTCGGCGACCCGCGAGTTTTCCGGTGAGCCGAACATCGTCGGATACAACTTCACCGGCAATCAGTCCGCATCCGACATCGATGCGGTGGCTGATCTCGAAACCGGCGAACTCACGTTGGTCAATGGCGACGTATGGCCCGAGGGCGTTGCGACCGTTCGCGTGAGCTACATCGCAGGCCACAACCCGACGAGCAGCGAAGGTCTACAGTTCCTTCTGGCAGAACTCCTAATCATCGCCGATCTCTTCTTCTCGATCGGGAAGGACCCGAGTCTTGTGAGTTCTTCCATGGGTGGCATCGTCGAGACGTATGCGGCAAAGGGCATCAACGAACAATCCAGGGCGATCCTGTTTCCGCATCGCCGTCCATCATGCGTGGCCTAGGCGATGACCCGCCTCCTCTCCTCGAATCTCATGAAAGACCGAGTCGACGTGATTGGTCGACCTCAAGTCGTCGAGAACAGCACCGTCATCGGACAGCAGGAAGTCCAGAAGACGTGCAACGTTCCATGCCTCATCACGACGATCAACCCTTCAAGATTTCAATCACTATTCGGGTTTCAGCAGACGACATCGCTCACCTGTCTCATGAAGGCGGGGACGAACATCGCACAAGGTGACGTGATTCAGGCCAATCCGAACGGGACTCGATTCCAGGTCAAGCGCGTGGCGCAGTTCCCGGCCGCCCATAACCCGCGATTCCTCGTGCTCGACATCGTCGAGGATCTCGGCGAGTCGATCTGATGATCCATCTGCACATCACCGCGATGGGCAAGACGACGACGGCCGAGCTCGACATGGGCAAGGGTCTTCAATCACCATTAGCGAAGCGCATCTTCGCGCATCGTCTTCGAGAGGCGGGGGTCAAGCTCACGGCAGAGATGAAGAAGACATCGCCGCGGGACACTGGCCGCCTCTCGAACAGCCATGGTTCTGTCGTCGATGAATCCGCCTCGCAACTCATCGTATTCAACCGTGCGAACTACTCCGTCCCCGTCCATGAAGGACGCGCGGCCGGGAAGAAGGCGCCGCCATACGAAGCGTTGATCGCGTGGGCGCGTCGGCACCTCGTGAACAATCGCATTCTCTCGAACAAGGCGAAGCTGGACGCCGGCACCTCGCTCAAGGCCAACTTGAACAAGAGCGCGACGAAGGACGAGCAGAAGCAGGCACGACAACTCGCGTTCCTCGTCGCTCGCGCGATCGGCAAGCGCGGGATCAAGCCGCGCCCGTGGTTCGCCGATGTAATCAAGAATGGTGGGCTCGAAATCGTAACGCGCTCCGTCAATCTTGCCGTCGCCGACATGGCCGATCTCTACGGGAAGTGGGCGTCGGATCTGCTCGTGACTTCCGTCAATCAAGGCGTGAAGTGATGGCGTACAATCCGCGCGAGTACAACGTAAGGATTCTGACGAAGACGATCGGCGATGAACTCGTTCGGCTCATTACGTCGACCGCGCCCGCCGGATCGTTCGTCGTTTGCCAGTTCGGCGGGGTCGAGCGCGTCGCCGAGATCGACAAGATCGGCAAGCTGCTTCCGGCCGTCTTCATCGAGCCCGAGGGAGAAGTCGAGTACACGCCGGACGGAAAGATCGACATCAGCGGGACGCACTGCGAGGTGATCGAGCACTTCCGCGTATCCGTCTGGAAGCCCTACTCGAACACCGATAACCCGCTTGAGGTGATCGACGCATTCGCGTTCCAAGTGCTCCAGGCGCTTCGTCTAAATCCGAGGCTCACGGAGATCGCGGCGTCGATCTATCCGAACATGATTTCCGACGGTCGTTTAGTTGGCGTCGATTGGACGCCGGACGAACAATTCTTGTTGATCGAAACTGCCGCAGCGGTCAAAGTGATCGTTATGCGATGGCAGGTTCGGTGGTACTCGCGCGGATGATCGCGCGCTAGGGGAAATCTCATGGTCGCTGGCGCAGGGCTCGTCGGTCTGTCCGCCGACACGTTCATCGGCGTAAACAAAGAGACGGTCTATGGAACGGGGGTCGGCCCCTCCGGTGCGACCGAGTCGTTCCTCTTCCTCTCCGAATCGCTCAAGTCGGATCGGCCGCTCGTCCCGGTGCCGAACATCAGCGCTGCCTATCTCGACGTGAACCAGAAGTTCCAGGGCGCACAAATCGTCGATGGCGATGTCGAGGTCGCGGTGGCGTACGAGGGCATGGAAAACCTTCTCCTCCATGCCTTCGGCGAGATCAACAACACGTCGAGCGGCGCGTCGGGATCGTTCTCGCGGAACTTCGACCTCGCGAAGAAAGGTCGCTGGAAGTCCGCGACCTCTCCGTCGCTCTCGCTGCACGTCTCGCGCGGCGTCGTCGGTTCCGGCGCGACGAATCCGACGCTGTTCAGCTACTCCGGGATCCTCATCGACTCGTTCCAGTTCTCGTGCGGTCGAGATCAGCCGCTCAAGTTGCGCCTCTCCCTCTTCGGGCGCAGTGAGACGCTCCAGGTTTCATCCGCGACGCCGGGATTCCCGACCGCGCCGATCGCCAACTTCACCGAGTGCATCGTGACGTGGGGCGCGACCGTCATCCCATGCACGGATTTCTCGGTCGACTCGAACCGCAACCTCGATCGCGATCGCGTCTTCGCCGGTCGCACGTTCGCGGAGGAGGCGCCGATGGGGCAGTACGCCTCGCGTGCGTCGATGTCGAGCGAGTGGGACGGCGAGAAGCGCGTCGGCACGGCGACGATGTACGCCGACTACCTCGCGCAGACGCCGCGCGAACTCATGTTCCGGTTCGTCTCGACGAACACGATCCCCGGCACGTCGATCAAGTACCAATTCGTACTGTCGCTCCCGAACGCGATCATCGCGACCTATCCAGCAAACGTGCAGGGACGCGGTCGCGTGCTCGTGCCGATCACGTTCACCGGATTCGACAACGACATCACGTCGGCTCCGCACGACATCCGATTGGCGTCGCTCAACGCTCGCAGCTTCCTCGACAACTAACCATCGCGCGCAGGACAAATGGCAAGTCGCGGCCCTCATAAGGCCGAGAACCGGGTCCGATTCCCGGGCGCGCAACCAAGGATTCAGGAGGTCGAACCGTGACTGAAACGAATACGGCCGGCGAGGCGCCGACCAGCGAGAGGAAGATCGAGATCTCGAATCTCTTCTCGCACTTGAAGCTGCTGCCGGACTACCGCGAGCTTTGGGCGACGAGCAGCCCGATCGGCGAGATCGTCCTCATGAAACGCACCGTGCGCGTGCGTTGCGCCACCGAGGACGATGCGGCGCGCGTCGCGCTGCTCACGGGGAAGTCGATCTACAGCGGCTTCAACGCGCTGCGCGACACCAACCCCGGCCAGTTCCTCCAGATCGTCGAAATGGCTCTGAGCGAGAACGATCCCAAGCCGGATCTCGCGTGGCTCGGCAAGCTGCCGATCAATCAGCACATCAAGTTGGTGGAGATCATCACCGCTTTTTTGTGGGGCGGTCCGGTCTGATCGAGATGGCGACCACGCACGAGGCCCATGCGACGGTTGCCTCCCGATTCGATGCGGACGGCTCGGTGATGTATGCGGGGCATCGCTACACGGGCGCACAGGCGACCTACGTGGCGCAGGCGATGGGCGCGCGCGTGGCCCAGGTGGCCGGCACCCCTCTCGATGGGCACACGATCGCCGAGCGCAAGGCCATCCTCGCCTATCGCCTCGCGCGCGACGGCATCCCCTACCACGTCTGGACGCGCTGGACGATCGACCAGATGGCGCTCTACTTCGAGGGGCGCAAGCTCGCGGGCGAAATGGTCGAACGCACGACGCAGGCGATTCGATCGAGATACGATGCGGTAAAGGCAGACTCGCCCGTGCGCTACGTCGTGCCGCTGGAGTAGGCGTTGTCCGATAAGAACGAGGTTCAATTCATTGTTTCGGTGGTCGACAAAGCCACCGCGGAGATGCAGGCACTCAATCAGAATCTCTCCGCCGTCGGCGCCGCCGCAAATCGCGCGAACGAGCAGGCATCTAGTGGTTTCGAGAAGGCGGCCGAAGGTGCGATCAGCCTGAATCAGGCGCTCGAACTCGTCGAGAAAGGATTTCACCTACTCGAACAGGCGATCGAACTTCCGATCCGCCAGTTTGAAAAGTTGCTCGACGTGTCGATCGATCTCGTGAAGGAGTACGACCAGCAGTATCTCGGGCAGGTGAAACTGCGTTCGATTCTCAAAGCAACTGGACAGGGCGGCGAGGAGCAGGCCGAGAGCTTGCAGAAACTTGCCGAGTCGCTCGAACTCGTGACGCGCTTCCAGGCAGATGCGATCGTCGAGGGTCAGCACTTCGCGCTGGCGAGCGGCGCGAACGTGAAGATTATTCCTCAAATGACCGAGGCGGCGCTCGATCTTGCGACCGCATTCGGCAAGGATGCTGCCGAAGGATTCCGCGCACTTACTCGCGCGATGAATACCGGAGCGGTCACGATCGATCGAAACAAGGTTTTCACGCTCCAGGCGACCGACGCCTACGGTCGATTGCAGGAAGCGATCCGACTCACGCAGGAACGATTCCCTGGCCTTGCGCGCGAGGTGGCGACGGGTGGCGCCGGCCCGATCATCAAGCTCGAAAACGCAATCAATCAACTCAAGCAGGGGCTCGGAGCGCTGATCGCGCAATCTCCACCGTTCCAGGCGTTCGTGAAGACCGCGAATCAATTCGTCAACGACCTGACCAAGTTCTTTGCGACTCACCCGGAACAGGGCGCCAAGGCGTTTGGGATTGCGTTCACGGCAAGTTTCCAGTTGGCCGCAGCAGCCATCGAAGCGTTTGTAGAAATACTCAAAGTTGCTGGAGAATCGATTGTCGGTGCATTGCAACTGTTGGATGCAGTGCTCCCGGATAGCAAATCGCCGCTTGGCAAACTGAGGTTGCAGCTTGAATCTGCAACGAAGGCTATCGAACATTTCAAGGCGGCGCAATCCAAGGGCGGGTTCGATGTAGTTATCCCTGGGAGCGACTTTCAACCAGAAGGATTCTCAGGATTTATACCATTTGATGAAGCAACAAAACGACAGAATGAGGAGCAAATCAAAAGTCTAACGAGTGATGCTGAGCAACTTCGACAGAAACTCAAATTACTCGAATCAGGCAACTTCTTTGCTGGACCCATAGAATCCGCAAAGAAACTTGCAATAGAGATCCAAAGAATATCACAAGAAGCCGCATCGAGCAGTGATGTGCTCGCCGATCCAATCGCCGCTTACAACAAGGCACTCGAAGAGGCCGTCAACAAGACCGGCGATTTCGCTGTCGAGCATGAGAAGCAGGTCCAGCAGGTCGAGAGCGGTGTGAATGCTTGGAAGGATCTCAACGATACGTTTAGATCGATTCGTGGTCCGGCGAAGGATGCGGACATTGCGATTCTGCAACTTGGTGTCGACATCGAGGAGTTTGCCGGGACCGGCGAAGCGGGTATCACATTCCTCACGAAGCAACTCGAACGACTCAAGGAGAAAGGCAAGCTCACGCAGGATCAATTCGACGCGCTCACCGTATCGATTCGGAATGCGTTCTCGTCGAGCGTGAACTTCGCCCCCGGTGGCGGGGGTGGCGGCGGCGGATCGAGTCTTCCGGGCGGCGGTGGCGGTGGCGGCGGTGGTTCGAGCGGTGGTGGTGCCCCTGCGGGTGGTGGTCAATCGCTGATCCAGATCATCGATCAAGCGATCCAGAAGCTCTCCGCCGCGATCGTCGGCGCGGCCAGCGGCCTTACCGGTGCGTCGAACGACCTCGCGCAGTCCTCTAACCTGCTCGGCGATGCGGGCGCGGCAACCGGGATCGCCGCGATCGCGATGACCGAGGCCGCGGGCGTCAGTTTTGCCGCAGCCGAGAAGCTCGACAGCACCGCGGACGCGCAGGCCAAGGGCGCGAACATGCTCCAGTCCGCGAGTTTCAGTCTGTCGAGCGTCACGGACAACCTGCTGAAAGTCGCGCGCCATCTTTACGAGGCCGCGAACAAGTTGCTTGGCGCGCCCGGCGGCGCCCCCTTCGCGCAGGGCGGCATCGTCACGCGGCCGCTGATCGGTTCGTTCGAGGGCAAAGTGCCCGAGGCCGTCGTCCCGCTCGACGATCGCGGCGCGGCGTTCATGCGACGCGCGCTCGGCAACAAGCTCGGCGGCCTCGGCGGCGGCGTCACGATCAATATCGACGTGGGATCGCT